ACAGCCCCTTGTCAACCCATCCGGCTTCCTTCAACGCATGAAACAGCGCCGGCTGCACCATCTTCGTCCGTAGGTTGTCCGGCGCGGCTTGCGACAACTCTTTAAGAATGACATGCCACGGGCCAGAGATGATGTCGGTCTTAAACGGCGATTCCTGCTTTTCGATCATATGGAAAATATAGCCCTCAGCGTTGCTCATGCCGGTATAGATCAGCCGCTCTTTATATTCCGTGCGGAACGGTATGGCCTTCGGGTTGAACGCCGACACGTCGCGCTGCTTCAACCACCAGGTTACAGCCTGAAATCCGCCGGCCTTATACCATTCCCAAATTCGGCGCGTCTCAGCTTCCGTTAGCGCCGGCGCGTCAGACCAGACGCAAAACCAGCGCCTGTCATCCGAATCTAAGGTAATCGGCATGGCTTCATTGGTGAACGCCAGCACGAACAGCCGGTTCGGCATTTCATACGGATGCAGGCTCTTACGATTGACCGTCAGCATCTCCGGCGGGGCGGCGATAACAGGCTTTAGCTTGTTCGCCAGCGCCCGGCGCTCTTTTGCTTCGGGCTCTTTCAGCTCGTTCAGCACCATCACTTCAGTTTGATAATGATAGCCAAAGTCGCTGTTGATCTTATCGCCGTCAATGATCTTAACATTCGACATGCTGTCGCCGCCGACCGCCCAAAGCATCGGGTACCACATCGTATCTTTGCCAATGCCGCCATTGCCGCCATGCAGAATTGCGTGATTGATCTTCGTGCGCGGCTGCTGAACCTTTGTAGCCATCACATTCCAAATATGCTCTAGCTCGCGTTCGTCCGGCACGAGCTTACGGCAATGGTCAATCCAAATCTGCGGGTCGCCGCCGCTCTCGACCTTCGGCCTGGCGTTGCGCCAGAGATTGCCATAGACCATCCCATCCTTGTGGACTTTCCACTCATCGCCAGAAGCGTAGGTCATGCCTTTAAGCACGAAACCGCCGCACGCCTCACGGTTCTCGTCATACCAAGATGACGCCTCCAGCTTGCGCGGTTTGCCGCCAGCTACTGACGTGCAATGAACGCCCTTAAAAATCGCGTTGAACGCGCGACGACTAATTTCGTTGCCTGTTTCATGGTCAAAATATGAGTCGTCGTCCATGATGTAAGCGAAACGCTTATGCCATTTGTCGCGGTCTTCACGACCCGCCTGCGCCCGCTCCACCTCTGCGACCCGCGCCGCGCCTTCATCACGAAACTCTTCAGTCGGCGTCAGAGTCTTGAGCTTACTGGTGTATTCGGCAATGAGGTCGTCACGCAGGCCGGGGATGGCGCGGGGGCCACCCTGTTCCGCCACCCAATCGCAAAAGAACTTGCTATCAAGACCGTCGCAATGACCGTGATGACAACAGAATGAACGATCTTGCGGCTTGTATCTCGCCTCAATGCTGCCATCGGTATGCTCCGCATGATTCGGGCAGACAACGCCGCACCAACCGGCCGCGTTTGTGCCGGACAGAACAAGACTGTTCTCGCTCAGCCACGCCAGCACCGTATCCGCGCCGTTGTCTTTTACGCGGAACGTAATAGCGCGAGCGGTGCCAGGCTCCGCAGGCGTCACGCCGAACGCTGCAATCAATTCTTGGATCGTGTATTCAACGCCGGGATTAAACTCCACCTCACGGCAGATAAATTCCTCTTTGCCCGGCTTACGATTTACGGAACCCGGAAGACGGCAGTTACGCACGGCATTACGCGCGCCTCTGTCCGTGTAGTCAGCCGCGCCAAGCGCCTCGACAAATACGGTCTGTTCTTCGACGGTCGGTTGCTCACTGTAGGCGAACCAATACTGGTAGCTGCCTTCGCTTGTTTCGACGATGGCGGTCGGCTTGACCGGCGGCGTCTTGATGACAACGCTCTCGCCGTCATAGACTTTCGTTTCGCCAATGTCGTCTAGCATAAGAAACAGCACATGCGTGCAGTTCGCCAGCGCCGCAGACGGCTTCTCCGGCATACGATCCTTGATAAACGAGCCAGTATTTAGAAACCAACTCTCGCCCGCTTTGCGTTTATGCGTCGGGTAATACGCTGGCCAGGTATATTTACGCTTACCGTCAGCATGATGCTTGCCGGTGTCGATTTGCTTGACAATAAGGGCCGTCTCGCCAGCCGGCGCGAGGCCGGTAAAATAATCAAAGAGATTCATTTTTTTAACCCCGCGCCAATAATCGCGACCATTTCACTGATTAACTGCTGTAAATAACCTTCCGCCGCCGTTTCAGCTATAAATCCATCCGAACCCGCATAGACTTCGTATGCTTCACGCAACGCCGCTTCAAGCGCCGCAATGCGGGCGTCTTTCTCCGATAATTCCGTTTTGATACGGTCAAGCAAATTTGCAGCTATGCCGCAGTCTTGCGTTTCAAATGACCGGCGGCATTGATACAAATATTCTGCTTCAATATCTTGCATAAGATCGTCGGTCATTTTCCGTATCTTCCCATAATGGTGGCTTCTACTTCTAACGGCAGACCTTCCGCCCAAGCAGGCGGGGTCGTCATCACTTTTTCAAGGAGCGCCTTCGCCTCTTCGGGCCGATCAGACTCCATAACAATTTCATCGTGAACATGCAGAACAACGTCAGGCAGACGGCGCAAAGCCTCGCGTAAAAGATCATGGGCGGTCGCTTGTGTGACGTTCTCGCACGCAAGCCCTCGCCAAAGCCTGCCACGCGGCCACTCTTTAGCATCCGCCGCAGGCTTCCAAGACGCCTTTGAATATGTGATCGAACCATCGTCTTCAAACTTGGCGTTCGGGTAGCACAACACGCGGCCGGAAGGGAGAGCATACCAAAGGTGCTGACCGTCAGCCAAGTAAGATATGCGGCCGGCTGTGAATACCTTACCGGGATTGCGCAGCGCACGAATGTAAGCAACCTCAAGGTCAGACCAGAACGGAACCGACCACACGTTTGTGCGACGCCACGCGTCTACCATACGTCGTGCCTCTTCTTCAGGAAGGCTCAATCCATAGACGCGACCCATCGCAGCGAACGCGCCGATTCCGCCGCCGAATCCGCACGCCAGTTCCTGCACCTTGCCGACCTGGCGCTGCGACTTATTGACACTATCATACGGCACGCGGAACGTAGCGGCTGCGTTGACAACGTAAGGATCTAACTTATCACGGAACTGTTGTAACTTATCCTCACCTCTGCCGGACAACCACGGATTTACCCGGCCTTCGATGGCCGACCAGTCAGCGACGACGAATTGTTTACCAGGCGCAGGGATTAGGGCGGGCCGTAACATACCCCGCAAAACGTCTGTGACACGTCGTCCGTAGTTAGGCACGATGGCATGGCCGCGAACCATTGAATGTCGCACGGACTCTGGGTCTTCGGCGCATTGACGTGTAAAGTTGTGGACTTGCGCACCATACGAGGAAGCGCGCCCTGTGGCTGATCCTCCCGCAAAGACGAAAGCCCCTCTAACACGGCCATCGTCACAAGCAAGATTATCAAGGCGATTAAATTTAGCAACAGAAGACGCCCAAAGATCGTCCGCGCATTGTATGACTTCTCTGACATCGGGAGGCACCTCCTCTGGGTCGTCTATGGCCAGTAGGTTTGCGCGAACTGTTTTGTCAATGGAGAACTTGTCGTCTCGCTCCATGAGCTTGAGCGCTGTCGGCCCAACCCGCTCTTGCACCCACAATCGCATTCTAGGACTTCTAACAGACGTGATCTCACCGTTAGTGACGGTCTTAACCGTAGCTTCGATCTCTTGAAGTTCGTCAGCCGCATACTTGACCGCCGCGCGGCATAGATGCTGATCGACAAGAACGCCACGATCATTGATGCGCTCGTTAACATGGTAATCCTCCAACTCTTCTGGCGTCAGTTCCCGCATGGCTTTGCTGGCAGCGCGCATTGTTCTAACGTCTTGCTCGCAGTATTCGATAAGTTCCGGTATGAGATCGTCACGGTATGGAGGAATGCAGCAAGCACGAACCAGAGCAGCACCACGATGATCTTTGCGCATTTCAGTTCCGGCGAATCGTCCGACATCTTCTAAACTCCCTGGCGCACAGTTCGCCCGCGCTTGCGCAGCGGTGCAGTAGAACTTCTCTAAAGGTATCGGCATCTTCATAACATGCCAAAAGATAAGCCGCTCGAAAGCGGCGTTATGGGCGCGTATCTGAGGGCCGACATACCGAAACGGAAATGTTTGGCCGGGTCGCCAAGTGCCAACTTCACCGTCATCAATAGCATACGACATGCAAATGACTTGCGTTGACGGATGACGGGCGTAGTTATATACGCCCGCCGTCTTCAGATCACATTCCGATCTTGTCTCAAAATCAAGCCAGATCATTTTTTCAGACTCTGGTAGGCGCGCTTGACGCGCGCACGTTTAATAAGGAGAGCTATGGTCGCTCTGGCCATATGCTCTTTTTCAGCTATGACGGCGTGAGAGAAACCATCATTGACAAGGCGCTCGACCAATAACTCGCGTTCGGTCAGCGGTTCAGCCTTGACCATCTCGCACCACTTGTCGCTGTGCGACGGCGCGATGACGACTGGCTCTTCTGTTAGCGCGGCGTATTTATGGTAGTATTCTGTCTCGTCGTTCTCTAGCCATTTAATGCGCGGTATGGACAGCAGCATGTGCCGCACGGAGCTGCCATTTTCTTGACCGCGCCCGCTACGTGATGGCGTAACAACCGGAATATACCTGCTTACCTTCTCGATTCGATCCATGACACAAAGATCCCTGAGATTAGTCCGAAACCATAGAAGAACAGATACAGCGTCGTATCCGTCAGCACTTCAGTGTAGGTCATCCGTTGACTCCCCTATAAGCTGCGCGGGCGGCGTCTATCGCGTCAAAGCTGACCTGCCTGACATTCAGGCCCGGATGCTTGTATCCGGTTGCATCATCGACAACAGCTTTCGGCGCCGCTTCAAGTTCCGCGATGCGGGCTTTCAGAGCGTCAACATCATCAGCCTTCTTCTCGACCGTAATCTTGTCGAACTCGGCAGGGTCATACTGGATATATTTCATTCCTTCTCTCCCAAAGAAAAAGACGGCGGCCTAAGCCGCCGCCTCCTATTATCAGCCGCGACGACGACGGCCAGTGTCTGCGGTAGAGCCATCGACCGATTCACTGCCTTCGCCGTTTAGCGAGATCCAGTCTACAACATCTAGGACCGGCACAAATGTGCGGCCATAAACCTTGTGCTGATAATGCTCAACGCCGAGTTTGACGACGGCGACAGGTTTTTCCTGATTCGCCTCGACCTGATCGGCAACCTTCATTGCGAGTTGGTGCATAGCGCGTTTGCCGCCGATTGATGTCGTCGAAAAACGTGCCTCAAGACCTTTATCCTCGCCGCTAATGCACTTGAGGCTCATGCCCACCTGCGCTTCCCATCCACGGGGAGCGCCGGGCGGCGGCGCGTCCATAACCGGCAACGGTTCAGTGATGCCGACCATCTTCTCGCCTGCAATGCAGCCTTCACCCCAAGCGATATAGCCATGAACAAAGCTAAAGGGATTGACGGCCCAAAGACCTTCCTTATCAACTTCGGTCATGTCCGCGCCATAAACCCAGTGGCCCGTCCGGTCCATCTTGAGGATGACCATGTTGAGCGCACCGGATTCCAAACTGCGAAGCGACTCAGCAAGAGACGCAGCCGTAGGAAGATTTGCGTTACCAAACTTTACGATATTTGACATTACCTTACCTTTAGGTTTGAGAAGGCCCGACGAATATCGGAACCTATCGTAAGCACCGCCGGCCGGGGATCGCTCTCCGGCGCGATTGTGTTACCTGTTGAGACTGCGACGACGAGATCCTTCGGCAGTTCAAGCTGATGCTTCTTCAGCACCTTCTCGACCTGCGCCGGTGATTTCAGTTCGGTCACAATCAATTCTTCGGAATCAAGTCCCATTTGCTCAAGAGCCTCGCGCGCTCCTTCAGCATTAACCCATTGGCGAGTGGCGCGCTTCGGGACAAGTTTCCATCCGTCGATTGGCGCGTTGCTTTCCAGCATCGTCTGGGCCAGTTCACGAACGCCTTTAGCCCATTCTTCCGCAAGTATCGCCATCGCCAAAGCATGTTGCATTTTCTCCGGGTCAATCGCCTTCACTTTTGTCGCAACGGCGCGCTCAAGTTTACCTGTAAGCAATGGGCAGACAGGCTTAGCCGAACACCAACGGCAATGATCGCCAGCGGCAAACGGCGCGTCGGGTTTGAAAGATTGCTGCACAGCATCATACAGCGTGCGCTCGAACGCCTTGATGCGACCGGGCGTTGTCACCCAGCGCTTTACATACGGCGGCTGCACGATGATTAGTTCGATTTCGTCGACGTTCTCAAACACCCAGCGCAATTCTGGCGTGCGCATACCGGCCGCCGTGTAGAACATAAGCTGTTCGTTCTCTTCGGCGTCGACAGCAACGCCGTCGCCAAACTTCCAGTCTAGCAGTATCGCGCGATTGCGTATGCGGCCAGCGAGATCGCAACTACCAAAAACTCCGGCAAGGAAGCCTCCAAAGTGAACGTTCACCTCTGTAGCAAACTCCAACTCATTATTAGGGTCGATTTCATTCAGCGCGTCAAGCGCTAGGATAATCTTCTCATTATCCGTGTAGTCGTCGACCTTCGCGCCGTGCGACAAGATCATGTGCATGGCGTCGTGCAGACGCGAACCTTCTTCCGCGTAGCTGCTTGTCGGTTTAGGGGGCAGTTCCGCCACTAACTTACGAGAGCCAGGGCATTTAATGAGACGCTTGGCGGACGAGCCGCCGACGATATTACTGTGTGTCATTACCTTACCTTTCAGTGATTCGACACTAGACTTTTCTTTACGGGTATGTCAAGAGACTTTTTATGCTAGAGAAAGACATAGAAAAGTATTTCATGCGCCGCGTCGCTCAGGTCGGCGGTCGAGCCTATAAGTTCGTATCGCCGTCTAATCGCGGCGTCAGCGACCGCGTGGTCTGTCTACCTGACGGCACGACGCACTTCATAGAACTGAAGCGCCCCGGCGGCAAACTCAGCGAACTACAGCGACGATTTGCAATCGAGATGATGACGCTCAGTCAGAACTACGATTGTCTTTGGTCTAAAGAAGAAGTTGACAAATGGATTTACGCCCATACCAGCACGAAGCCGCCGACTTCCTCTTTAGCCGCGACCGAGCCATGATCCTCGCGCCGGTTGGCGCGGGTAAGACAGCGATCACGTTGACGGCGATGTCGGACATGACAGCTAAAGGTCATTGCGACCGTTGGCTTGTGTTAGCGCCGAAGCGCGTTTGCACTGACGTGTGGCCTGTGGAAAAGCCTAAATGGGCTGAACATATGAGCATGGCTGTTGCAATCGGCACGCCAGCGCAGCGCAAGAAAGCGTTCGCAGCCGATGTCGATATAGTCGTCACCAACTACGACAACATACCGTCGATTGACCCTAAAGACTTTGACGGAATTGTTTTCGACGAACTGACGCGGCTCAAGAACCCATCCGGCAAGCGGTTTAAGTTCCTGCTCAAGATCCTCGATCAGTTCAAAATTCGATGGGGGCTTACCGGATCATTTACGTCGAACGGCCTAGAAGACGTGTTTGGCCAGTGCAAGGTCGTCGATCAGACGTTGCTAGGCCGCAGCAAAGGCGCGTTCTTGCAACAGTATTTTTACTGCGTGAACCGTGACTATGGCCAATGGGAGCCGCTGCCGCAAGCGCTGCCGAAGGTCATGGAGGCGATCAAGCCAGCGACCTATGTGCTGGAGCCTGGCGAATACAAAGACAAGTTGCCTGAGCTGCATGTCGTGCAGATCCGATGCGATCTCGACGACCGCGAACCCTATGAAAACATGAAGAAGGAATATGTGCATGAAGAGATCACGGCTCCGACAGCGGCTGCTGTCACAAACAAACTTCAGCAGCTTACCTCCGGCTTCGCTTATGATAGCCAAGGCGTTGCTAAGTGGTTTGGACGCCAGAAGTTTGAATCTCTCCGAGACATCCTCGACGAAAACCAACGAGACAACACCATCATCGTCTACAATTACAAAGAAGAATTAGCCGAGTTACAACGTCAATTCAATGTATCGACAATTGACGAGCCTGATTCCGTAGAGCGCTGGAACGCTGGCAAGATAGAGTTGCTGGCAATCCACCCCAAAAGCGCCGGCCACGGGTTGAACCTTCAATTTGGTGGCAACAAGATCGTATTCTTGTCGCTGCCGTGGTCGCTGGAGCTGTTCGAGCAGACCATTGGTCGTTTGCACCGCAGCGGACAGACGCGCGATGTGTGGTGCTACGTCATCATGTGTAATAAAACTATTGACGAAAGGATCTTGTCTAGTTTACAAGACAAGAAATCTTTAGCGGAAATCGCCCTTGCAGAACTTAACGTGGAAAACCCTTAACGATCAGTTAGCTGATCTTACCGAGACAGAAGTGAAAGATCTTCTGGAGGAAGAGATGCGTCACGCCCGGCGCTCTACGATCCTAGTGCGACTGCATCAGCGCTTCACAGTGCTGAGAATGTTGAGAGAAAGGGCGGCCATTATGGAGATCATAAACGATGACACCTCAAGAACTGCTTAAAGACGCCAGCGCCATCATCGACCAGCGCGGTGAAGGTTACGGCGGCATTGAAAACAATTTCCAGCTCGCGGCGGATCTTGCCAGCTTGCGTCTGGGGCGTGATTTTCACCCTTACGAAATCGCCATCATCCTTGCTTGCGTTAAGAACGCCCGCGCGTTTGCGTCACCCGATCACATGGACAGCCACATTGACGCGGTGAACTATGAACTGTTCGCAGCGACGTTCGCGGCGGACTATACCGCGACAAAGGCCGGCACAGAATTTATCGACTATCAGAAGAAGGCTGACCGTAAGCCAGCCAAAGCTTTAAAGCCGACACGCGCTGCGGAGCTTGCCGTAGTCCACGACCATGTTGGCCAACTCGCTGCCCTTGGGGAGTGAACGTAATTCCTTGGCGGCTCTGGTTTGGCGTTCCGCTGAGTAATTGACGAGCGGGGGACATGCGCCCCCGCTCACAGACTGACAACCGCTAGAACTTGCCAGCATCAAGATCAGCAGCAGTCTCTTCGACAGTCTTAGGTTTGGCAACTTCGGCCTGCCTCTTTCAGTCCTGAATCTTAGAGCCGCCCGTGACGTTCCAGTCTTTAGCGGCGACCAGACCCAGACCGACAAGCGCCGTCTGAAGGTCATCCCAGTTGACAGTCTTGGTCTGATACGCGTGCCACAGCACGGTTAGAAGGGCGAGAATGCCGCTGAAGGTCGTGTAGGGGTTGTTGATCATTTTATTTCCTTCTGCAAAGTTGCCGAACCAAGTCCTGAATCTGGGGGTTGCTTGTCAGGGAAATGGCAAGCATCTGATCGAAGCGGGCTTGGAGATCATCGTCGGCAGGGGGAGCAACGGGATCTTGCGCAGCGATAAGGGCAGTGCGATAAGCGTCCGCAATCTGCGCAATCTCTTTGGCGCGATCAGTCCCGTTAATGATCCGCCGCGCGTTGATGTAGTCGCGCTTATTGTCGTTAATGTAGTCGTCTAGTTTTTTACCTGTGAACAAGCCTTTAATCATGCCGTCGAACAGCACAAACAATGACGAGTCCCATTCCAGCGCCTTGTCGGGCGTCTTGTCCAAACCGTATTTAGCGTAATTGTCTTTCCAGGTTAACTGGACAAGCCCTCTGCCGTAATAGGGCCAGTAAGGCTTGGACTTGAGATACGCAGTCGAGCCGTATTCTTTAATCGGCTGCATCGTGTGCGCCGTCTCCCATTTGACGGTCGCAAGGACATACGCCAACTGGTCAAGACTGACGGTCGAATAGTTGATGATCTTTTCCATGCCTTCGACTTGGCCCTGCGACAGTTTGCCGCCGAATAGGCTGTTACGCACATCGTCGAAGAAGATCTGGAAGTTCATCGGTCAGCCTTTGTGCTGAGCATGTCACGAATTTTATCAAGACGTTCAAACACTTGGTTGAGCGTCAAATTGAATTCTTCGCGCGTTATATAGCGGCCGGCAACCAGCACTTCAATCTGGCCAACTTTTTCCGCCAACTCTTTGTCGGCCTCTTGGAGATCCTTCACAGCCGCCCAAACCGTATTAAGCGTCCAGCCGCCCAGCACGCCGATCACGCCAATGGCTACATCAAAAAGAACTTGGTATTCGACCATAATCATCTCGCCATAGCGTTGCGGTTTTCGGGTGACATATTGTTTTGCATAGCAATACCGCCGGTTATAGCTGTGCGGCTTAACGTGCGACGGCGCGATTCAGGCGCAGGTGTCGCAGCTTTAGCCCGGCGCGTTATCTCACGCTCAATAAGATCAGCGGCCTTTTCAGGATTACGGATTAACGCGTCCGCCAGCACGGCCGTGGTTTTGCGGTTTATATATTTACCCGCAAAATCAAGTATCTTTTCCATGATCGACAAACGGCTGTCGATAAAATCAGGTTTAAGCGCCTTGGCCGTTTTAATGTCTTCCGTTCCAATTTCACCAATCTTTTGCGCCGGGCGCAGACCGGACATTTCTTCCGCCGCTTTAACGCGCTGAAGTTCACGCGCCACCATATTGAAATCGGTCATTATTTCCGGCGGCACATTAGACAGATCAACGTCTAATTGAACCGTAGGCTTAACCGCGCGCTTTTCAACGTCAAGCAGCGCTTGCTGATTCTTGGCCAAGTTCTGAAGACGATCAAAACCGGACTTATCCAGCACCATGCGAATAGTGCCTTTGTTCTTATCCAAATAGTTCAATGCTTTATCGGGCGAACGCGTATTAATCTCGCGGATCGCACGATCCGTAATTTCTTTAGTAAGCGCCGCGCGTCCGGCTGGCGAAAGCCGGCGTACGCCAACATCCATAGCGGCCGGATTTTTCAGTAGTGCGTCAGCATATTCCGCGCCTGTGCGCAGAGCTTCGCCACGATCCGTGCGGAAGAACGATGCGTCGCGCTCAAGTTCGCGTCGACCTTCAAGAAACGTCTGAGCCTCACGACGAACAGGATCAAGAATCTGTTCGGCGTCTATACCCATAAGGTCAAACTTAGACTGATTATCCGCGATAAACGAAGTTATCTTATCTGGATCAACAGCATGTGTGATGGGATCAACGGCCTTGACCCGCGCCATGTCCTGAATACCAGCTTCCATAGCCCGACGCGCCACGGCGTCATTTCCAAATGTCGTCGCAAACTGCGCGGCAGCGTCTTCGTCGGCTAAAAATCGGCCGACAGTTTTGCTAGACAGAATGCCGGACTGGTTCTTTTTGGTCGTGCGAAGAATATCCGACACAACGCCGGTCTTAAACCGAGGAACAAACTCGCTACGGTAAAGATTAAGCGCGTTAGAATATTGAAGCTGCGCCCGCATTGGTAAGTCACTGGCGCGGACAGCCTCGTCGATAGAATTATGGAGATCCATAAGATCGCCCAATGGACGACCCGCCGATTGCGCCGCCGCGATGTCTTTGTTTACAGACTTACGGACGCGGTCAAGCTGGCGCAATGTCGCGCCATTTTGCAATTCTCTAAGATCGGCAACAGTGCGATTGGCCACGCCAAGTGGCACATCCGCCAGCCGCGCGCCAATAATACGTTCGGCGTCAGCGATGACATTATCTACCGGAATGCGTTGGTTACCGGCTGACCGAAAAGCGGCCTCGTATGCCGGCGATATTCTTTCTTCGCGGAATGCGTCGCGGATCTGCTGAGTACGCGCTGCCACAGCTTCGCCAGAGGTAAGCGGATTAGTCGCTGGAATCTGAGCGCCAGTCTGGCTCAGTCCTTGCTGAATACGTTGTTCACCCGCCGCTATAGACTGAGTGATGTCGTTGCGAATGCGAGAGACAGACGCCGCTTCTTGCGGCGACATCGCTTGGCCACGCTGAAGAATATCTTGGTCAATAGCATGAAGTTGTTGCTGAAGCGCCGAAAGGCGGCGCTGTTCAGTCAAGATTGATTCACGCCCTATCGCCGTTTCGCCGGTCATAAGATCGGCCTGAAGCGTGGCAAGCCCAGGCTCGAATTGTCTAGCTTCAGCCAGCCTTTGTGCCGCCGGCACCTCGCCTATAATACTGAGCGGTTCTCGACGCATAGCTTGCGCCGCTGCTGCGGGATCAAACGCAGTCTCATATAGCTTTGATCCTGCCGCGCGTTCAGCGCCAGCCTGAGAAACAATGGGCGACACAAAGCGCTCATACCCGCCGGTGACGCCGCGCGCCGCCATTTCAGGAACCGCAAGCGGATTAGTAGCCTGGGAAATACGGGCGAGCATATTGCCGGGACGCGCTAAAGCGCCGATACCGCCCGTAAGCGCGGAGACACCCGCCATCGTGCCAAGCGGATCAGTTCTGAACGACTCTTTTATTCTGCCGGCTGTTTTTAGCGGACTTACGACCGCGCCCATAATCTCTTTATGAACAGCCTGCGGAATGCCTTGGATAGCTTCGCCGGCAGCAGCGCGGCCTTCTGGCGTCGCTAAGCCGATAAGACCTTGCGCAATGTCATATCCTCTAGCGCCCATGCCGATGGCGCTTTCAGGTATATTCTCAATCGTTTCGCCAAGATAGCCAAGCGTTTTGCCGGTTGCGGTTTCACCAAACCCGCCCTTAGGAAGCCGCCCTATTCTTGTGCCGCCGACTCCTTCAGGCGAGCTTAAAAACCCAACTTCGCCAGTGACTTCGGGCTGTTTAGCTTCAAGCGAACTGACATCATAACCGTTAGCCTTCAGCTTAGTTAAAAGCTGCGCTTTAGTAGTGCCTTCCGGCACATTATTGATGACCGTTCCATCAGGAAGCCTAACGTCCATTATTTAAGACTCCCCCAATCAACAATGCCGCCTGTCGGCTTAGACTCTTCACCAGCTCTACCGCGTGTCGTCGGTTTAGCAGTTTCACCGCCGCCCAACAATTTGCGCAGGGCTTCAACAGAAGCATAGCCTTCACTAAGACCTTTTATTTTGTCTGGGTTAAGAAACGCCGCGTCAAGTTTTTCGGCTTCTTTAACCGCGTCCATCTGGGTAATACCCATTTCAAGACCTTTACGGAGCTGGGCCTTGAGAACCGCCGACGTGGTGCGGAGCGCCGCAAGCTGCGCATTAACCTCGCTGTCGCTAAGACCGCCAAGCGCCTGACCTGTCGGGCTTTTACGAAACGCGGCTTTCCAATTCGCCGCAGTAGACGCGCCAGCCTGCGGAATACCGCCGGCTTCTGCCAAAGCACCAAGTCCCGTGCTGACCGTGTCAAGTGTATCGCGCAGATCCATACGCGCGCCAGCCGTCTCGCGCGCCGGGCCAGGCGGCAACTGCTGAAGTGTCGCTTGTTTGCGAAGCGCCCTAGCGACAATCGGGTCAACGGGTGCGTTAACGTCGGCGGCAATAGCAGGCATGCGACCTTGCTGCGCCAATACATTCATCCCCGGCTGATTCGTCACCATTGCGTTTGGCGCGCGGTACTCTGGCTCAACAGCAATAGCTGGTTCGCCCGGACGGCCAGTCGGCGTCACAATCGTTTCGCCGGCTTTTACGCCAGAAATAGGTTTGCGGGCCTGTAAAATTTCTTCCGGCGTCGACAAGAACGCTTCAATGTCTTGCATTTCCGGCCGCGCGCCAAGACGCTTTTGCACACTAGCAGGAAGATCCGGGTAAACTTGAGCATACCGCGCCGCAAAAGTTTCCGGGTCACGGGCCATAAACGCCGGCGCAACAAGACGCTGTGCGGCTTTAATATCTTCGCCGGTTGCCGCCGCCGTTTCTTTACGGCCTTTAGCCATAATTTCAGGCGTCTCTAACTGTTGTTTTTGCCGAGCGAGGCCCAACATCCCGGTATGATAACCGGCCGCCGCGCGTTGCGCCTCTTCGGTGGCTCTTTGCGCTGCGCCCTGTCTTATGACATTTTGAACCTGCATGGCAGTTTCGGGGTCATACTGCCAAGTTTGCTGCGCAAAACGCGGGTCTTCGAAATTAGGAGATATACCGCGAAGCTGCTGCATAGCTTGCAACTTACGCGCGTATTCAGCCATTTGCATTTCTGCGAGCGCATTTTGACGCTGGCGATAATCCATCGTCTGCATCTGCGCGAACATATTCATGGGGTCGAAGCCGCCGCCATACTGCGGGACTTGAGCGGCGATGTCATAACGAACGGGCATTATCAGCTCCCGAAGATAGAATTAAGAACGCCGCCGCTTCTATAAATGCCGGGCAACTGACTTGCGCCGGCATATTGCGTGCCCTGCGGCGCAAACTGATTCATCATGCTATACGCCATGTAGTTCTGCATAGGCGACTGGAGCGCCTGACCAAGAGCAGTCGCGCCGCCCATGTAGCCGGACGCACGCGCCTGCGCGGCGTTCTCCAATCCAGTGCCAAGCGCCTGCCCGGTGCCAAGCGAAATGTTGGCGAGCTGCGGCGCGGTGCCCGTGTAGATATTCGCCAGATTGGTGCCGGTGCCGGAGTAGACATTGGCGATGTTTTGACCAGTGCCCAGCACATTAGCCGCCAGATTGGTGCCTTGCTGCGCCTGAAGGTTTGCAAGGTTCTGGCCTGTGGCGGACTGTATGTTGCTGACATTCTGGCCGGTCGTGCCGTATATATTGGCCAAGTTTGGAGCAAGCGCGCCATAGACGTTAGCGACGTTCTGACCTTGCTGACCGGCGATGTTAGCCAGATTGGTGCCCTGCGTGCCGTAAAGCCCCG